ATGCTTATACCATTGGCACGACGGCTGGACGGCAGTACCCAACGACAAAAGCTGGTGGTGCTTTGGCTTGGGAAGATGTTGGAACCAGTGATGTACGAATGAACGTCACCAATTCAGCGGCAACATCTTCTGGTGAAGTTAGGCTTACCTTCCTTTATCAACAGAACACCAATTACGCTTAAAGAACTGGAAGGAGGTTCTGATGACTACTCTTAAGTCATTTACCTACACCTATTCGGGAAGTGCTGAAAGTAAAAGCAACCCTGCGGCAGATGTTGATTCTTGTGGAGATGCAGCAACTTTAACCGATGATCAGTTTTACATGCTGCTTGACGGCGGCATGGCAACGGCTGGTGACGGGGATGGCATCTGCACGTCTCAAAGCGTAGCGGGGCAGCTTTCTATTAATGGCGCAAATTCCGATGAGGCTAGTGGTCAAAGGCGTGTTAATTTTGGAGTGAAGTCTCCTCGACGTGTTTCAATTTCGTCCAGCAATAATAACTCTGGTTTAACCTTTACGGTTAAAGGAATGGATGGAAGCGGCGCTGTTGTGGAAGAAACATTAACAGGCCCCAATGCAGCCAGTGTTTACACGGCAAATATTTATTCTCGTGTAGATATGATCTTTAGTAGTGGCACCACCAACGCGGTGACTGTTGGAGATAACGCAGGGCATGTAGACTTCGGCAGCTTGTGTCGTCAAATTAACATCACGTCTGATGGAAACTCCAGCGGCATTACGTTCACTGTTAGTGGCCTTGATGTTTATGGTGCGGTGCAAACTGAAGACATTACAGGACCTAACTCTGGTACTGCTGCCGGGTCTAAGTTTTTCAGGTTTGTATCTTCAATCAAAGCATCTGCTTCTGACAGCAATAGCGTAAGTGCAGGTGTGATAGCTGGTATCCGTATTATGATTAACAATCAGGATACCCGTCTTAAAAACTGGTATATGGTTCAAGCAGCTAATGCTGCCAAGGCAGAAATATCAGTAGAGAACGGAGCAACCTCAACTGCTGCGGGAACGGCTAAGTTAATTTTTAATCCGGGCCAAGGAGATGGTGTTGTTAACTATCCAAACATAGGAGGAGCGGGTATGAGGTTTCCAGTAAGCATGAGCTTTGACATGCCTGTGGATGCAGATCTTTTGACTTCCGCTACATTTATGTTTGATGGCTGATATAGCCGCAGAGTTAATGGCGCATGAGCGTGAGTGTGCTGTTAGATACGAAGCCATAGAGCGCAGGTTGGCAAGGTTAGAGCTAATGAGTTGGGCTTTTAATGTTGCTATAATATCTGCGTTATTTGCTATAGTAATGAAAGTGGTGTGGTGACTTCTGCTCGGGACGCTAAAGTGTCCAAGGTTATGGGAGAGTTCAAACGTGGAACTCTTAAAAGCAGTTCGGGCAAGAAGGTTACAAACCGCAAGCAAGCTATAGCTATTGCAAACAGTGAAGGAGACAGGGTTATGCCTCAAGGTAAAGGGTACGGCAAAAAAAAGATGTCAAAGGGCGGGGCTGTTAAAAAACAAGCAGGAAGCTCTGCAAAAAAGAAGCAGGGGTACAACGCTCGTTTGGATGAGTCTTTAGGTTCCCGCAATAAGGCCAAAGGAAACTTGGCTTCTCGTCGCCGCGAAAGCGAGGGTATGGAAAAGAAAATGGGCCGAAAAAAGTTTGCAGCGGCTAAGACTATGGACAAAGGTCGGAAGAAGAGGAGAGCCTGATGCCAACATTAAATCCGAAGACTGCTTCCAAGAACAAGGTCAGCAACCAAGAAGCGTATGGCAGCATGCCCGTTGAAGTTGAAGGCACGGGTGGTGATGTCGGGGAAGCCAAGCAGCGCCGTGTCGCAGCCTATGGCAACAACAAAGGCGGCAATGTAATCAGGCAGACCAAAGGCTTGTTTACTTACGGCCCGATGGCGTAGGAGGCTTTTGTGGCAAGCAGTTACCATGAAACTAAAAAGAAACTTCAAAAAAGGAACCCTTCTTTTTCTGGAGTTAGGAAAGAAGTAACTGATAATTATGAGGGGAAGAGCAAGTACCCTTCGTTCACAAGCCCCAAAGAGTTTGATAAATATGTCTCTGGTAAAGGTAAGGGGCAGGCAAAGGCTATTGAAGAGTATTTTGGCCCCGGAAGTTTAAAAAGGTTAAAGCAAGGCAGGTCAAGCAAGGTGCCTATTAATATGGAGGGTGGCGGCATGATGAGAGATAAACGTGATGGAATGGCTATGGTTGGGCGCACTCGTGTTCCCAGAGTAGATGATTCCAAAGTTCTTATGGAGGCTGGCGGCTATTCTGGTGGCTTGGCTGAAACGGGACGTGGAACTATGGCTGGAGAAATGGGCCGCAAAGGATCTATGTCGGTGCGCGAAGCGGGTGAAGACATGTTTGAACTCAGCAAGCGCAAGCGTGGTATGCAAGGTGGTGGGCCTGCAAGTTCTTATAACCGCCGCTACAACAACCAGAATAAGTAATCTGTCATGGCTGTTGAGACTGCTGCCACTTTTAATCTTGATATTAACGAGATGGCTGAAGAGGCTTTTGAGCGGTGTGGTCTGGAAATGCGAACAGGCTATGATCTTAAGACTGCACGGCGCAGTCTTAATCTTATGGGGCTTGAGTGGCAGAACCGTGGGTTAAACTTGTGGTGCATAGAAGAAAAGTATTTTGATTTTACTCAAGGTACACAGACATACACTCTGGATGCAGACACTATTGATATAATTGAAGCAGTAGTTCGCACTGATCCGGGGACGCAAAATTTGCAAATTGATTCTAGTATTTCAAGAGTATCTCCCGTTACATATGCAACAATCCCTGACAAGTTGGAACAAGGCAGGCCAAACCAGTATTGGGTGGACAGGCAAAGGTCTGCTCCTGTTATTCATATTTACCCTACCGCAGGTAGCCAGTTTACCAATGCACAGTTTGTGTATTGGAGAATAAGGCGCATGACAGATACAGGTATTAAAGGTTCTAATAACTATGACATTCCTGCTCTCTTTCTTCCTGCTATGGTTGCAGGCTTGGCGTATTATATTGCTCTTAAGAAGCCTGAAGTTTCAAATCGTGTAAGTATGTTAAAACAAATATACGAAGAGCAGTTTGAGTTAGCTGCTGAAGAAAACAGAGTTAAAGCGCCTTTCCGTTTTATCCCACTAGCGGAGTATTACTCGGCATGAGTTACCCTTATGCCAGAGGTAAATATGCTTATGGGTACTGCGACAAAACAGGATTTCGCTATCCTTTAGGGGATCTTGTTTATGAAGTTCAAAAAGGAATACGCACAGGATTGCGTGTAGGCAAAGATGTGTTTGATCCTGATCAGCCTCAAAACTGGGTAGGAGCAATTCCAATAACAGATCCGCAAGCTCTGTTTGATCCTCGTCCTAATGGGGCAACGGCAGGGCGTGGGTTATTTTCTTGGGACCCTGTAGGGGACGGCAACAGTGCTAAAGTTTTGGGAGATCAAGGAATGCAAACAATGCAAATTGATTCTGCTATTGGCACAGTAACGATTGTAACGAGTTGATGTTATGGCTTTAACATATGCAACATTAGTGCAGGCTATTAAAGATTATACGGACAACACAGAAACAGTTTTTGTTTCTCAGATAGATCGTTTTATTTCTAATGCTGAACAACGTATTTTGTTTGATGTTCAGTTACCCGTATTTAGAAAAAATCAACAGGGAACACTTAATGCTTCTAATAAGTATCTTGCGTTGCCTAATGATTTTCTTGCGCCGTTTTCTTTATCGGTGGTGTCGTCGAACACCTATCATTTTCTTTTGAACAAAGATGTAAACTTTATCCAAGAGTCTTACCCTGATACTACAGAAACAGGAAGGCCAAAGTTTTACGCAATTTTTGATGACACAAACTTAATTGTAGCGCCTATGCCTGATGCAGCCTACACCATGGAGTTCCATTATTTTTATGCACCTGCTGGGTTGTCTACAGCAAACACTTCAACATGGCTTTCTAGCAACGCATATGATTCCCTTTTGTACGCTTCACTTGTCGAGGCGTATATTTTTATGAAGGGAGACGCAGAGCTATTAAGTTATTATCAAGGACGTTATCAAGAAACGCTGCCCAGACTTAAAAACTTGGGTGAGGGCCGCGACAGAAAGGATGTGTATCGCTCAGGTCAACTTAGGATTCCAGTAACATGAGCTTAGAAGGATCAGTAGGAAGTGGAGAAATTGGGCCAGTTATGGTTCATACTACCCAGAACAGGGGGCATTCTCCTGAAGAGCTATCAGAAATGTGTGTAAATAAAATTATGCACGTTTCTCAGGATGCACCGCCGCATGTTAAAGAGCAGGCCCTTGCCTATCGTGATAAGGTAAAGGCGGTGATTGCAGAGTACATGCAAAGGGCTGTGCAAAGTGATCGTACCACACTTTGGAACATTCTTAAAAAGGAAGGTTTCCACGATGAAGCCGAGATTATAAGGAGACTATAATGGCAATCAACCAAGCAATGTGCGGGTCTTACAAGCAAGAGATCACCGCAGGTATTCACTTTTGGGTTCAGCACACGCGAACTTCAAGTACTATAGCCGCAGACACGTTTTACATTGCAATGTTCACTGCTAGCCGAACAGATGCAAATGAGGACCTCACTGGCTATACGGCAACAAACGAGGTTAGCGGAACAAACTACACTGCGAAAGGGCAGGCTTTGACTAGCGTTACTCTTGGCTTGTCGGATAATAGTAGTGCGGTCCCAACTGCGTTTCTTGATTTTGCTGACACGACATGGAGTTCGTCTACAATTTCTAATGCTCGTTGTGCAGTCATATACAATTACACCTTAAGCTCCGCAGGAACGGGAGCTACGGTTAACCATGCAGCTTATCCCTCTGTGTGCGTTCTGGACTTTGGTGGGAATAAGTCTTCCAGTTCTGGAGATTTTACTATTCAATATCCTGCTAATGATGCGAACAACGCCATTATAAGATTGGCGTAGTTTATGTCCTCTGTAACCATTATCTTTGGTACTGGCTGGGGCAGGGCTGGTTGGAACCAAGGAGCGTGGAATCAGGGGGGTATTAATTCTCTTTCTATAGCAAGTGCTGTTAATAGTGTCTCTATAGGAGAAGGTGCTGGGGTAACGGTTACTTCTGGTGATTTAGGATCTGTTCAAGGAATTTTTTCTTTTGGCACTTATAGTGTTGGAGAAGGTTCAGGTATTACAATAGTAGAATCAGGAGTGTCTGCTGCTATTGCTATTGGTACAGGATACACAGTTTCTGGGAAAGCTGTCGTGTCGCCAACAGAAGTTGGAAGTGTGTCTGCTAGTTTCTCTCTTGGAACTTATGATGTTACGGGTGGTATTTCTTTTGCTGTAACAGGGGTTCAGGCTGCTGGCACTACAGGCACTGAGACTGTTGTTCCCGGAACTGGTGTGACAGTAGCTGTAACGGGAGTACAAGGCGCTAGTGCTATTGGAAATGTTTCAGTAAGACAAATTACTGTGGGCGTAACAGGAGTTTCAATTTCAGCAACAGTTAATTATCCAGTTATCTGGCAACCCATTATTCCTGATCAGTCTCCAGATTGGGTTCCCGTAGGTAGTAGAGACGCAGCGTGAGGTAAAACATGGCAAGCACATATACAACAAACTTCGGCATCGAAGAAATAGGAAGTGGTGACCAGTCAGGAAGCTGGGGTAACACCACTAATTTTAACTTTGACATACTAGACAGAATCTCTGCGTACAAGGCAGTGACTGTTTCCAGCACGTCTCATACCCTAACTGTTAGGGAAACTTCCCCCGGTAGTGGGACATCAAATGTTCAGGATGGAATGTTTCGTGTCATTAAGTTTATAGATGCAGG